ATACTTTATATTATTAATCGTGAATAGACCAGGTACACAAGCAATGCCAGATATGATATGGCAGGGGTAATTATGAACAATCACATCAAAAACACAAGAAAGACTTATGATAGATTTCTTGCGAAAGTTATAACTGAAGTATTAGTTCAGTTTAAAGATGAAAATCCTACATGGATTCCGTTAACAACATACGAGGCAATTCCTGGTATAGTATTAACAAGTGAAGAAACTAGGTACTGGAATGGTGAACTAGAAGGTGAGGATTTTGAAAAAGCGTTAAATAAATATGGTTATGAATATACTCCTACATCTTACAATAGTATTCCATCAAGATTTTAATTATGGCACTATCTGAACAGACATTAGATTACTTACTTGAAGCAGAGGGTAGTATCAGGTCAGCAATTAAGTCTGCTGCGGTGAATGAAAATCCTTTAGTTGTAACTCAAGTATCTAAACTATTGATGGATATAGAACATATTAAATCGTTTGAGGATTTGAGAGACTTGTTAGACTCTCCAGCAAAAAAACGTGACGAATGATTGCGGAACTCTAAAGAGAGTATTAAATTTATAGATACATTACATAACTAATGTTAGAATACCCTCACATTCACAACAAAAACAATGATTAACCTAGACGAACGATACCATTCTTACTTAGATGGTAGAAAGAAAATGAGAATAGATGGTGTAGAAGAAAGAGTGAAAGCATACGGTTGGCATTGTGATGGGAGTGATATTGTAGGACATTATGTAACAACAGAGAATTATCAGTTAACATATAATATGGATGGGGTCTTTACCAAAATGGTTCCGATCAGAGAACTGGCACAAAAGGTTGCGTGAATGAATATCTTTCTGATATAATAGGATTATAGACAAAAATTAAAATGAAAATTGCACTTGCAGTATTGATGGCATTAACTCCTGTTTCTGCTGTTGCTGATGAATATCAAAGAGGGTATTCTGCTAGTAGAACTTGTTATAAGTCAGAGTATAGAGAAGAATATGTACCAGGCACAGCAGACAATCCTGGTTATATAAAGTCATGGAATGAAACGATTGAGGTTCCTTGTGGTGATAGAAGAACATATTCAGGTCCAACAATTCATAAACATACAACAGTAGAGTATGATACTAATGATTGTTCTGAGGGTACACTTGCTGGTGGATTATTAGGTGGTGGTTTAGCAACATCAATATCAAGAGGTAAAGACCGTTGGTGGGCAATTCCTTTAGGTGTTGTTGGTGGTGCTATGATCGGTTGTGATATTGATGGGGGTTAATAATAACAACTGAAGCGTTTAAAGTGTCCTTATGGTAACAGAAACATTTGAGATGACTCCAGAGCAAGAGTATCAACAATTATATGAGAGAATGTATCACCTCTGCCAAGAGAATGGTTGGGGTGATCCTTTTTCTTATGCAAGATCAAGAGAAATACATTTAGCAGGATTATTAGGGCATAAGATAGCAGATAGTTATTCTGGAGCAGATGCCATTGATGAAGATGGAGGAGCAGAGTATAAATCAACTATTGGTGATAAGATTAATGCTTCATATAATGGTATAAGTGTTCAAGATAGTTGGGAAGAGCAAGAAAAATATATTATAGAGGATAAGATTGGTAAGTATCCTAATCATTATTATGCAAGATATGATGGTGGTAAAGTAGCAGAGATATGGAAATTAGATTGCAATTCTGTTCTTAGTATTCTTTTACCTAAGATTAAGAAACAATTTGAAGCAGGTACAAAGCATAAGAAAGATCCTAGAATTGGTGTTAGTGTAACAACAAAAGAAATCAAAGAAAATGGAGAAAAAATAATGTAGTTGCAAACTTCTCCATTCTATACTATACTATTAAGACAACATTTTTATTATGACACAGATTACAAGACTCGCACAACAAATTAAATCTGGACAATATCCTAGAGAAGAGGTTGATATTGAGCAATTCTTTAATGAGGATGGGAGTCCTATTAGAGAGAATCGTATTCAAGTAAGAGATATAGATAGAGATATTGATAGGATTGATCGTGCTGTTAATAAGATGAAAGTATCTGGTGATTATAGCAAACTGGAAGATCTTACTCTTGTAAAATATCCTAATAATATACTTAAGATTAATAATGGAAATCATACTGCTGAAATGATATATCTGTTAAAACAGCAAGGTGTTGATTTGCCACCAACAAAAGGTTTTATTGTTGATTTTGAGAAAGATTTAGAGGGTAAACTTTCTAATGTTCTTTCACTTGGTAACGAACTTAATAAAATAGAAGTAGAGAAAGTTGATGTTCATGATAATGATATTAAGAAGCATTTATATCAGTTGATGGATGAGCAAGAGGATTATAAATTATCTGAAGATCAAATTAAAGTTTTTATGAGGCAATATCCTCAAGTTTCAAAGAGAACTATTGGTCAATGGGTTTCTAATCATAATGAAGTTGGAGGTCGTAGAGAACCTCTTATCAGTTACACTACTGGTGAATTGCAGACTTTTAAATCTACTTTTGAGAAGATGCAAAAGTATAGAGATTATGTAGTATTAGAACCAAGAAACTTACGAGGTGCATTGGAAACTGGTATTGCACAGGCATTTCGTCAAATGAAAACACAAGGTAAAACAAAATGTCTTGTTATTTTATTTTGTGAAAGTGTTGCTCAAGCAGTTAAATGGGAAGAAAGTAAGGTTGAGGAAAAGATTAAACTTGAATATGAGGATCTCTCAGGGTATTATGAGGTAACTATAGAATACGAAATGTTATGTTATGCTTGATAGTGGTAAATTAATGTATAGTGGGGGTAACAACGATGAGTGTTACACCCCAGATTATGCTGTTAAACCTATTTTAGAATACATTCCTAAAGATGTTATTGTATGGTGTCCATTTGATACTGAAGAAAGTGAGTTTGTTAAACTGATTTCTAAAACTAATCCTGTTAAATATTCTCATTTAGATAATGGTCAGGATTTTTTTCAATATGAACCTGATGATTGGGATATGATGGTATCTAATCCACCATTTAGTAAAAAAAAGAAATTCTTTCAAAGAGCATTATCATTCAATAAACCTTTTGCATTGATAATGACTAATACATGGTTGAATGACTCTGCACCTAAACAATTATTTAAACAAAGGGATTTACAATTATTAATGTTTACTGAAAGAATGGAGTTTGTTAATCCTAATGGTCAAGTAAACAATAAGATTACATTTTCTAGCAGTTATTATTGTTGGAACTTCTTACCTAAACAAATAATTATGAAGGATTTAAACAAACCTTCATTTGTTCCACCACCACCCAAATCAATTACAGATAAGTATGATAACCCTTTGACTAGAGCATTTGGTTAATACTAACTGAAGCGAGTAAAGTGTCCTTATAGTGAGAAACAGTTACAGGTTCAACTACTCTGACACAGAAGCAGAGACATGACGTTGGATTAAAATTACTACCTGTAATGTTTCTCCCACTATTTTGGGCAAGGATCTATGGTTGTCTCAATTCAGTTGAGAAATTACGTCCTGTAAGTCCCACACACAAAAACGAGGAGATGGATGTGCCTCTCGGATCGCAACCGAAGAAAGAACTAACATCCGCTAGCACTTTTATGATGAATTAAATGGCAACTCGTTCACGCATTGGTTTACAACTTGCTGATGGTAATATACTATCAGTCTATCATCACTGGGATGGTTATCCTGAGTGGTTAGGTGTCACTCTCAACTCAAAGTTCAACACAAGAGATAAAGTTGCTGAACTGATTGATGGGGGTGACATTTCTTGTTGTGATAGTGATAGTGATTGGAATCTTAACAAGGTAGAAAATCACGTTCAATATTATAATGATAGAGGAGATAATACTGAACCAAGATTAGATAGTAATTTTGATGATTATGTTAAAGATGGTGAGGAATATGCTTATGTATTCACACTAGATCATGTATGGGAATGTTATGCGATTGACAGAAATTATGATGACGATTATAATGTAATTGGTGTTAATGTTAAAGCAGCAACTATTCCATCCGAGGAGGCAGTAGCATGAATGAGCAACTAAAAAGTGATCTACTCAAGAATGAGGCAGATGAATTTTGGGCAGATTGTGAAAGAAAAGCAGCAGAATTAGAGGTTACTGTTGACTATTATTTGGATGAGTTTTTATAGACCTATATATCGTGAATGATTATTTTTTATTAACTCAAAACTATGGACGATAGACGTTACAAAATTATGAATGAATCTACTACAGGGTGGGTTCTCATAGATGATAAAGCACAAAATCTCAC